CACGGTATCTGCAATGGAGTGATCCCCTACAAGTAACAGAAGCTCTTGTAGGTAGCTGGATGGAGTATCGTTATGGCTGGAGAGTCCTGATGTTAGAACTCGAAGGCCTCCATGAAGCTTTGAGCGGTGTATCGAAAAGGCGCAATGTTGCCCGAGCTTCCTGCTCGGACCATGACGCTTACTCGGTCGACACCGTGGGGACCGCTGCCGGCATATCGCAGACGTATTCCACCAGTTTTACGGTGGAGGCGGAGGTGAGTGCTGGTATATTATACGATAATTTCCTTTCGTATGATGAGTATGGTTGGGGTGTCAGAGCATCAGACATTCCGGCTGCACTGTGGGATTTAGTCCCCTACTCGTTCGTTGTGGATTGGGTCCTGAACACAAATGCATATTTTCAGGGCATAACCGCAAAGGCGGGCATCGATCCGTTGGCGACCTGGGTGAAGGAAGTGGTACATCTTTCATCCAAGCGCACTTCAGGAGCTGTGTACCTCAGCGGTTGGACTACAGTTCGTAGCCCGAACGCGGTGGAGACTCGCACGTTGAAGAGTGTGCGTCGTACTCCTCACCTACCCAGTCCGTCGATCACGTGGAACTCGGGATTCTTTCGCAAGATATCCGAGTCAGCGAGGTCTGTAGACGCGGCTGCTATTCTCTTCCAACAGTTGGCGAAGGCCTTAACCGGCTCACGCCGCTCAACGAGCTCACGTCTGTGAGCTCACTATTAGGAGTTGTCTATGACAATCACTGTAAACACACGTGTCTACACGCTTGATGGCAATGCGGAAAACCTGGCCAAGTACGTCGGCCCGGCCGCGTCGTCGACTGTGAAAGACTTCATGTTGCTGAAGCGTCAACCTGCACGGCCTACCGCAGACTTCGCGGGAGTCAACCGGGTTACCTTTAAGGTGGTCAAAACCCTCACGCTGCAAAATTCGAGCGTGTGGGATGCCATCGTGGAGGTCAACGCCAGCATCCCCGTTGGTGCCACTGAGGCCGACGTTGATTTGATCCGTGATGATGTGGCCGATGGCCTCCTCACCGCGAATATCGACTCGTTGTTTTGGAGTCAGCGTATCATTGGGTAACCCCTGATGAGCCGCGAAACTCTTTGCACCGTAGCCGGTATTATCCTGATAGTGGCACTGCTGCTGTCAGGTAAGATCAAATCTGAGGCAGAACTTGCCTCTATTTTCATGAAAGGACTACATGATGTTCTCCTGGAAAAGGTTGAAACGGTCGGAAGCGGTCATTCAACGGCGCGGGAGTGAGGCATACGCCAACCTCCTTAGCACGCTGGTTCGAAGTAACCAACCACTGTTTGACAACGCACAAGAGCTAGAGGGTTTTATTGCCTCTAGGGACTGGGCGTCGTTGTTCAAGTGGGCTGATTCTGTGTCCCCCACAGAGTATGGGGATCCGGCACGGTATTTTGCCGCGAGTCAGTTGTCCGCACTTGTGCTGAAATATCCTTTTACACCCATCGAACTCGCCGGCTTGGATCCTGAGGGATCCGCCGTGCGTAAGTTTAATCACGCAGAAGTTCGTTGTGGGCGGATAAATCAGCGCTTCAGAGCTCTCATATCATCCGAGAGACCTGGAGTTACAACTGCTAGGTCATTGCGACCTAGACAAGACCCTTACTACGATGTTACATGCGTAGTACGGGCGTGGATGAAACGCACTTTTGGTGCTGAACCAAACTTGCCGACAATCTACGACTTGTGCGACTTTGGTCCCGGAGCTTCCGTAGGAGTTCACGGTAACGCTACCAACATAGGACGGAAGTTATTGTCCGAACGTTGGTCCGTGACGCCTACAGCTTTACCGTACGCAATTAATGCCATGAGAAGCAATTTTCATGTGCAGGAGCTGCTCTCCAAGAAATCGGAGGGCGGCTCTATTGTTTGCCTAGATGACGCTGCATTCGTGGCGTCTATCCGGGATCGTTGCGTACTGGTGGACCACAATAACATTACATTTGTTCCCAAGACCGCTAAGTCCTTCCGGACCATAGCGATCGAGCCACTTCTAAACGGCTACCTCCAGAAGGGGGTCGACAAGTTCATGCGCCA